AGAAGAGAAATCTTCATTTGCGCGGTTCTTTTTTAATACCCAAAAAGGAGAGAAATAAATATGGTGATGAAATTAAACGACAATAAATTAAAGTTAGAAAACTTCGAGGAAAAACGCGATGTTTTCACTAATTTAGTTAAAGACAATGCTGAACAAGAAAAACAAGATGAAGCTTATATTGATATGATCAATGCGATGGCTGATGACGTACGTAAATCTGCAGAAGAAGCAGCAGATGAGAAGTTTGATGAGTTGAACAATTACACAAACAAAGGATTAAGCGCTGAAGAAGTTAAATTCTTTAACGAAGTAGATACAAATGTCGGATATAAAGACGAAACATTACTTCCTGAAACAACTATTGATAAAATCTTTGAAGATTTAGTTAATGAACATCCGTTGCTTCAAGAAATTAACTTGCAAACAACAGGCATTCGCTTGAAATTCATGAGTTCAGAAACTCAAGGATTTGCTGTTTGGGGTAAAGTGTTTGGAGAAATTCAAGGTCAATTGGATGCAACATTTGATGAAGAAAAAGAACTACAAGACAAATTAACAGCATTTGTTGTTCTTCCTAAAGACTTAAAAGAATTTGGTCCACAGTGGATTGAGCGTTTTGTTCGCTTGCAAATTACTGAAGCATTTTCAGCAGCATTAGAATCTGCGTTATTAATTGGAGATGGGAATGGCAAACCAGTTGGACTAAACCGTAACGTTGCTGAAGGTGTTTCGATCACTGACGGCGCTTACCCGGAAAAAGAACCTCAAGGCACACTAACATTTGCAGACCCTGACAGAACTGTTGAAGAATTAACTGGATTGATGAAATATCTTTCTACAAAAGAAAACGGCAAATCAGTCAACATTTACGGACGTGTAGTATTAGTTACAAACCCAGCTGAAGCTTGGGAAGTACGTGCTCAATACACTCACTTAAATGCTAACGGCGCTTATGTAACAGCAATGCCATACAACATTCGAATTGTGGAATCGGAATTCGCTCCACAAGGACAAATCATTGCATTTGTAAGAGACCGTTACGATGCGTTCATTGGTGGCGGAGTGAATATTAAAATGTTTAACCAAACGTTAGCTATGGAAGACATGGATCTATACACTGCTAAACAATTTGCTTACGGTAAAGCTCATGATAATAAAGCGTCTGTTGTATATACGCTGGATGTTCCGGCTCTAGGCGGTACTACTGACAGCGGAACAACTGAAGGTGCTTAATCGAAAGGAGTGAGTCCGAATGATTACGGATGACATCCTTAAAGAATTCAAAGACCGCATGCACATTTCGCATGGAATTGAAGACGAACGATTAAAAGAAACACTCTCTGCATCTCTTGCTGATATTCAAGAGAAATGTGGGGAGTTTTCTATTACAGAGAACAAACGAGGAAAAGAGTTAGTATTTGAGCGTTCTCGTTATGCTTATAACGATTCGGTGGAATTTTTTGAAGACAACTTTCTAAGTCAATTGATTAGTTTGTCTTTTGAATTGGAAGGCAGTGTTAGCGATGAATATTGAATACAAACGTCCACGAATTACTTCGGGGGATTTGAAAACCCCTGTTCATTTTTACGAATACGCTCCTAATCCTGGGCCAGAACCTGGAGAGCAAAAAACGAAAACATTATATGAATGCTTTGGCAGAATTGACGAGGTTTGGAGCAGAGATGTAGAACAAGCCAAAGCGAATGATAGCTTGTCTGATTTAACGATTACGATTCGCGATACCCACGGAGAATACATCCCGGACAACAAGCATTATGTAGAGGTTGATTACTCCGTCTATAAAGGCAGACATTACAACATTAAGGATGTTCAACCCGATGCACAGAATCGCGACTTCATAAAAGTCATTGCAGAAGTGGTGAGTGATTAATGGCCGTTGAAATCAAGGGATTAAAAAAGATAGAAAAAGAATTAGAGCGTCGTTTCGGACGCGAAAACGTTCAACGTATTTCAGATAACGCATTGAAGCGAGGAGCAGATGTTTTTGTTGATGAATTAAAGAGCCAGTACCACTCTGTTAATTGGGCTGGTTATGAAACCGGCGCAATTATTGATGAAATCACTGTCTCAGAACCTTATTGGTCAAATGATACAAGAATGGTAAGAGTTCATTGGGAAGGTCCGAAGAACCGTTTTGCCATTGTTCATTTAAACGAATTTGGAACGGTCAACAATCCAAATCCACCGGCTAAAGGAACCATTGCGAAAGCCATGAGAAGTGCAGAGAAAGCTTATAGAACAGCCATTCGAAAAGAAGTGGAGAAGATAGCTCGTGGATGAATTAATGATGTTTTACGAAGGAATGATGGAGAACCCATTTATTGCAGAACACGCTTCAGGGCGGATTAAATTTTATGAATACCCAGAAACGGGTGATGTAAGCAATCCGTATATCGTATTAGATCCATTGGATGCACCGAAACCTAATGATTACGCAGATAACAAATGGTTGACGAATGACTACATGGTTCAGATAGACGTGTGGACAAAAGACAGACATTTAACTAGAGAATTGTCTGCTGAAATTACGCGAACCATGTGGAATCTTAATTTTGGTCAATACGGCGGTGGCACGAATGAATGGGATGAAAACACAGGAATATTCAGAGAAGCAAGAAGATACCGTGGAAAACGGTATTCAAAACATTTTAAAGGAGAGAATCAATAATGGTAAAAAGCTATAGCGCGACAACAGGAGTCGACGAATTTTACTACGATGTCTTGGAAAACGATGTCGCAGAAGGAACGCCAGAACGAGTAGAGTTCTTAAATAATATCACTGTAGAGTCTCCACAAGAGGCCGTACGTGGTTATGGGGACAATAAAACAGCAGAGATTGCTGTATCAAGCGGGAATACATCTGTTACAGCAGCGTTCCATAAAATTCCCTTAGAAGATTTACAAGTGCTACTTGGAATGGAAAAAACAGAAAATGGGCTTTATGCTTACGGCGGAAATGATGTCCCTCCATATGTGGGTATTGTATTTGCCAAAACAAGCGAAGATGGTTCGCGTGAATACGTGGGGTTACCAAAAGGAATTTTCATGCGTCCGAATACAACAGGAACAACAAAAACCGAAACTGTTGAATTTACACCAGAAGAAATCACCGCTCAGTTCATGGATAGAGAAGTAGACGGTTTTGACAGCGAAAAATCTGTTATCTTTGGGCGCGATGAAGAAGGAAGCACAGCAGCGAAAGATGCCGTATTTAATGCAGTTTTTGGCGTAGCTTCTGATGCGTCTGTCGAAGATGGAACTACTACAGAAGGAGCGTAAAAAAATATGAAGCATGAAGTGATTTATCCTTTTCGTGATTTAGAAGATAAAAAGAAAACGTTCCCTGACGGCAGAGAATATGCTGTTGGGGATGCATTTCCAGCCACAAATCGAAAAGTAGCGGATGAACGCTTAGAAGAATTAAAGGGGTCTGACAATAAGATCGGTCATCCTTTGATTAAAGAAGTTGAAGAAGAGAAAGAAGAGAATGAGCAGGAGTAATCCTGTTCGTTCTTTTTATATAGGAGGAACTCATGAGTAAAGTAAATAGAAAATCAATCAAGTTGTTTAAACAAGTAGATGATTTTAGCAGAGAACCCGAATTTGAGACGTATTATACAACCCCTTACTTAACAATTCGTGACACTCGGGAAGCGTGGGCGTTATCTGATGAATTGAATGATCAAGAAAGCGGGTTGACTGAAAGCGAAAAAATCGACAAATTAATTGATTTTTGTGTGAACCATGCTTTTAAAGGACAATTGTCTAAAAGTGATTTTGAAGAGCGCTTTCCTAGTGGCCTAAAAGAATTACAAGAAGTTTTAGGGTTTGTTGCTATTGGCGAAGACCCAAACGAATTAAAAAAGTCGCAGGAGAAGAACGATTAAACGACGATGATTTTAGTTGGAAAAAACAAATTCAATATATCGATGATGTTGTACTAAGTGCTTATAAAAACGGCAAAGACATCAATGAAATATTGGATATGCCCTATCGTTACTTGATCCAATTATTAAGTGAAGAAAACAAACCGAAAGAAGAACAATCATTAATCAGTGCTTTTGGTGGATAGAAAGGCGGGTGACAATAAATGGCAGAAAGAATTGAAGGGCTTAGTGTTGGCTTAGACCTAGATAGTGCTGGTTTAGACCGTAGCTTATCCGAGATTAAACGAAGCTTTCGTGGGTTAGATTCATCAATCCGTACAAATATGAATAATATGAAGTACGGTGAAAAATCAATGGCTAACTATGAAAGCACTGTTTCAAGCTTAAACGAAGATATTACGAAACAGCGTAAAAACTTGGATGATTTAGGCAAAAAACATGCTGATGCTGTAAGAGAACAAGGAGCGAACTCTAGGGCAGCAACAAAATTAGCTACTGAATACAATAAACAAGCGGATAATTTAAACTACTTGGAACGTCAACTAGAAGGCGTTACTCAAGAAATGAAAGAGTTTGAACGGTCTCAATCAGGCTGGGGCAAAATGTCTTCGAAAATGGATCAGTACAGTCAAAAGTTAACCGGACTTAGTGAAAAAATGTCGGAACTAGGCGAAACAATGACGACGGGTGTGACAGCTCCTATTTTGGCTGCTGGTGGATTGTTTGTTAAATCAGCCTCGGACATGGAATCTAGTCAAGCACGAGTCCAGAACGCTTTAGGGTTAACCGCAAATGAAGCTGAGAGAGTCGCTGGCGTTGCTCGAGATGTCTACGCAGACGGTTGGGGCGAGTCATTCCAACAAGTTGAAGAAAGCATTATTCAAGTTGGCCAACAATTAGATTTATTAGATGACCCTCAGCAATTGCAAGATATTACCACGAAAGCTATTGGATTAGAACGTGTATTCGGTATGGACATGAACGAAACGCTACGTGGCGTGAACTCGTTGATGGAATCGTACGGATTAACCGCTGCGGAATCAATGGATTATATCACTGTAGGAGCACAAAACGGATTAAATAAAACAGATGAACTTGGAGATAACCTAGCGGAGTACGCTACCTTATTTGAAGAAAATGGCTATTCAGCAGAAGAGATGTTCTCCGTATTAGAAGCAGGCCTTGATGCTGGTGCGTATAACTTGGACAAAGTAAACGATTTAGTTAAAGAGTTTGGTATTCGTGTAGGTGACGGCACCATTCGTGATGCAGTTGCTGAACTAGGTGGTGAATGGCAGAACATTTATGAAACATGGGAAGCCTCAGGTGAAGCGAATGATGTTTTATTCGAGAAATTAGCTCAAAACTTAGCAAGTATCGAAGACCCTCAAGAAAAACAATTAGCTCTAACAGAAATTTGGGGCTCTATGGGGGAAGATGCTGGGTTTAAAGTGATTGAAGCGATGGGCCAAGTCGAAGGCAAATATAATGATGTTAACGGCGCTACAGAAAAGATGGTAGAAACCACCGAAAAGACATTTGGTCAACGGTTCCAATCATTACTAAGAGATGCTGCTGATGCTTTTCTTCCATTAGGAGAAGTCTTACTTGAATTAGGAGAGCAATATTTACCAAAAGTCTCTGATTTGGTTGAACGATTATCCACAGGCCTACGTAATATGGACGAGGACACACTCAACGCAGGTCTAAAAATTGCTGGTTTAACAGCGGTTATTGGACCGTTATTAAAAGTGGGCAGTACACTTGTTGGTTCATTCGGAAAAATTGCCGGCGTAATTGGAAAAGTCGCTGGGAAAATCGTTGGTAAAGGCGGACTTGTTACAGCTCTTGCTGGCAAAGCAGGAGTAACTGGTGCGTTAGGAAAAGTTGCAACCTTCTTAACTGGCCCGTGGGGCGTAGCAATCGCCACTGGTGTGACAGCAAGTGTTGGTTTATATAATCACTTAACTGAGGAAGCTATTCCATCGGTTAAAGGTTTCGGCGATCAGGTCTCTGATAGTACGTCTAAAGCTATGACTAAGTTTAATGAATTGCATGAAACAGCAGTGCAAGAAATGACATTGTTGTTTGCCGAATCGGACCCTATCACTAAGGAAGGGACTGTAGAGTTAAGAAATGCGTTTACTGGCATGTACGAACAAATCAAACAAGCTTCTAAAGAAACGAAGAACGAACAAATAGGGAACATACAACAGCTGTTTGCTCAGTCAGGGACCAAAATTGATGAAGGCGAGCAAGTCATCCTTGATAAATTAAGCGGTCACTACGAAAATCGTAATACGCAACTGGATAATATGTATAATAGACAACAAGAAATTCTTCAAACTGCCGCGGATGAAGAGCGCGCATTGACTCAATCGGAAGAAGAAGAGCTTGCCCGATTGAATAACGAAATGCAAGGGTTAGCCATTGAAACTTTATCTAAGAGTGAACAAGAACAAATTGCAATTAAAGAAACAATGAGCAATCAAAAAGGCGCTATTGACGCAAGAACTGCGGCTGATACCGTTCAAGAGTCTAAAAAGGCAAAAGATGGCGTTATTAACGAAGCAGAACAAAAATATGAAGAAGTTGTGGCAAATGCTGCATACCAACGCGATGTAACTGGATCAATTACTTCCGAAGAAGCAGATGAAATCATAGCCCAAGCCACTCGTGAAAGAGATGAAGCGATTAGCAAAGCTGAAGATATGCACGACGATGTGGTAAGAGAGGCGCAAAACCAAGCCGGAGAACACGCTGACGCTGTTGATTGGGAAACAGGGGAAGTATTAAATCGATGGGAAAAATTCAAAAACTCAGCAAGTGGAATCTGGGACCGAGTATCTCAAAAAGCAAAAGATACGTTCAATGATCTCCGCAGATTTTTTGGTCGGTTGTGGGATTCCATAACTGGTGGCTTCGAAAGTGCGTTAAATGGTGTAGAGCGGTTGTTTGATGCAGCATGGAACAACGTTACCCGCAAAACGAATTCAGTCATTCGAACAATTCAATCAGGAATCAATGGACTGATCGATGGCTTAAACTGGGTTTTAGATAAATTAGGCTCAGATAAACACGTAGGAAGCGTAAGTATTACTCCGGTTTCTTACGGCTCTTCTCCAAATGCTTATGCTGAAGGAACTGATGGACACCCTGGAGGGCCGGCAATTGTCGGAGATGGCGGCATGAAAGAACTAATCGTTTACCCCGATGGAAAAATCGGCATGTCTCCAGACACAGACACACTAATAGATATGCCTAAAGGTACTCAAGTCATGTCTGGACCAGACACAAAAGACTTCATGTCAGCAATGGGCGTTCCTCATTATGCTGGCGGTATCGGTGATGCATTAAGCAATATTGGAAATAAAGTGTGGAGCTGGCTTTCTGATGGTGCGAGCACGTTGTTGGATAATGTATTAGAAACTGCGGGAATTAGCATGCCTGATGTTCCTGGGATATTAGGGGATATTGGAAAGGCTGCATTCAGTTATTTAAAAGAGGCTGCGATTAATACGATTGATGGATTAATTCCAGACTTCTCAAACATGGTTGGCAATGTTGGAGGCGGTGTTCAGCAATGGTCTGGCGTTGCGAGCCAAGCGCTAATGATGACTGGCCAATACAGCCCTAGCAACTTAAATTCATTGCTTTATCAAATGCAAACAGAATCAGGCGGAAACCCTAGAGCGCAAAACAATTGGGATATCAACGCAATGATGGGCACTCCGTCTAAAGGGCTGATGCAAGTCATTGATCCAACGTTCCAAGCTCATAAAATGCCTGGATATGGCAATATATGGAACCCACTAGATAATATTTTAGCTTCTATTCGATATGCAGTAAGTCGTTATGGCAGTTTAAACGCTGCTTATCGTGGTGTTGGGTATGCTGACGGTGGAATAGTGAACGAACCTGGTGTCTATCCATTAGCTGAAAACGGATGGCCAGAATTTGTGATTCCAACCGAACCAAGCAAACGCAGTAATGCGATGAAATTATTAGCATTGGCTGGCAAAAGAATTCAAGGTGATAAACAGAAGAATAAATCTGCTAATCAGTTA